AGCTGCTATCTGACCCATCGGAGTAGATGGAATAAGGTTAGACAAGAATGAACCGCTAGTTGCTGGCGCATTAGTCAAAATGCCTGTGCCAGATACACCAGCACCCTCGGTGGCGGCTACATCGCCCATACCCGATAAGAAGTTAGTGCCAGCATTACCTGTTGTACCAGCGCCCACCTCTGCTAATGGAGTGGTTGTAGCGACAGTAGGTGCGACAGTAGGCGCTACCGCAGGGGTAACAGCATTTCCTAATACTGTGCCAGCGGCAGAAGTACCCACATCTGCTAAAGGCGGTAGAGCGGTGGCAGTAACAGTTCCTTGGGTAACTGGTGTGGCAACAACGCCAGCGTCTACTACTTCTGAAAGTGGTACTGTTTCACCAGCCGTACCTACATAAGCACCGATTTCTGGGGCATAGTAATAACCTCCAGCCAACAAAGCAGCAGTAGTCCAACCGCCTGGCAACACATCGCGGACTGTTTGGTCTATTGATACGCCTATGTCACTAACTGTGTTTATTGCGCCTTGGACAGCATCAGAAACCGCAGAAATAGGGTCACCGCCACCATACAGGCGCATACGCCCACCGATGGGTTTAAAGGCTTCTAATGGCAATTCACCATAAAAGGCGTTGTATCTCATAGTTTATTCTCCACCAATATAGCGCGTTCGGCAAAACCAAACCTACGCAACAATCTAGCAACCGATTCCCGCACACATCCTTGAATCATCGTTGCGCCTTGCGCTCTCAAGATAGTACGAAACTCATCAATCAAAGCCTCGTTTATTATTTCTCTGCCACCAACGGCAGTAATAAACGCCACCCTGTCATTTGCTCGGTTTGAAAATTGAACTGCAACTATGCCTAACAGATTTTCACCCTCGAAGCCACCCAACAAAAGCCATTGACCAGACGATAAATACACCTTTGCTTGGTCTGCATTTACATCCGCTACTGCTTTAGTTAACGCATCTTCCAAAAAAGGCACGATGGATGACCACCTTTGTGCCACTTGTTCTGGAGGTATGCGTAATATCTTCATACATTGTAATAGGGAACTTTATATGGCACACCATTTATCGTGATGTTTATAAAGCCCACAGGATTAGCCGGCAATGTGGCAGAACCAGCAGTTGCGGTAGCTGCCGAACTGAAGTTGAGCAGATTAAGGAAAAACTGTTGCCAAGCCCGTGTGGGGCGCTTAGTCTGTCCATCCAAAAACTCAGATTGTGGGTAGGGATTTAACTGCGAGGTGTTGGTTATGCCCGTAGCCATTAGTTCTCCCCAGCCGTTGCTTTTAGGTTAGCCGAGATAATTACAGCGTTTACTGGGTCTGTTACAGAAACCTCAAACACCCTATCTCTAGCCATGCCCAATCTTCTCCAAATAGCACGATTCTTATATTTACCTTGTTGACCAATAGTCACCCAATATTCCCTTGACCAAGTAGAACCACCATCGTTTGACCATCTCAGCATGGCTTGTGGGTAAGTCGTTGTGGTTGTGTTGCCCAGACTCGCTTGGATGCCGATTACATAAGTCTGAAATGGGCCAATACTAAAAGTCTGCGTAGGGTAAATAATAAGAGGAGAATTTATAAAAATATCAGATGAAAACCCAACAGTTAGACCAGTAGTGCCAACGCCAGGCTGGAACTGAATCTGTAATTCATCAAAGTATTGACGCTGTAAATCAGCAACTAAGTGCGGTGCGCGTCTTAGTCTGCGTACATTTTGCCCATTGTCGGTGTAATTTAATTTGTCAAGTTCATAGATTGAGCCGTTGGAGTAATCCCCAACCAAAACCATGCCTTGAAAGACAGCACAGCAATTACCTCTGTGGCGTGAATAAGAGCCGTCATCATTCGTATAAAGCCACTTGTGCCACATCTGGGTGGTGGAGTCATACGCCCAAGTTAGGTTTAGTGTGGGAAAAGTCACCACATAAACTTCGTGGCCTTCTAATTGGTAAGTCCAAGCAATAGCATCGTCTACATACTGGTTGGTTATAGAGTTCTCAACAGCATGGTTAGATATGCGGGCGGGCATATACCCAGACATTTGCATAACTTGTGCTTGACCGCGATTATTGCGAGAAACATAAGCAAAAGAGTTACCAAGGCGAGAAAGAGAAAACTTAGCCGCCACCCCGTGTTGGGTAGAAGTGCCAGGTATTCTTTGGAATGGAAACGGCACAGCGCCTACATCTGTCCACACCTCTGATGAAGCCTCGCCCATTAAGTAAACTTCGCGGTGGTCAACAATAAGAGCCACCAAGTTATCTGGCGCACCATCTTTAACCGAATAAGAAGTAGAGCCAGAAATAGGCGAAAGTAAGTTAGACGCACCCCATTGCTGAGACGATGGGCGGTCATAAACAAAGTAGTTATCTACTATGTCGCAAGTATTTCCACCGCTAAACGCCCCGTCTGTCGATGGCAAAACAGAGAAATTGATGGCGTACATAGTCACGCCTGACGATACTGTGCTACTTGTACTTAGCGTATAAGTGCCTGCGCCACCAGTACCCGTTCCTAGTGCCGTTATAACGCTGCCAGCAGTTACGCCAACGCCTTGAACTGTCTGGCCAAGATACAAAGTGCCGGTCGCAACAGCACTAACAGTCAAAGTCGTGCCTGAGATAGTGGCTGTAAACCTTGCGCCCACCGCAGTCGAATTTAAATCCCGACTAGAGTTAGTTTGCGATACATTGATGGTGTATGTACCCACACCGCCAGAACCGCTACCTAGAGCCGTTATAACAGTTTCAGCTGCTACGCCTACACCATACAAAGACTGCCCAATAGCAATAGTGCCACTAGACATAGAAGTAACAGTTAAAGTAGTTCCAGAGGTTGAACCTGTAAATACCGCGTTAGCAGGGGAAGATATACGCCATGTATAGCGATACGCCCCGTCAACGATATATACGTTAATTCCGTTATCAGTAATGGATACGCGACCAGAACTTGAGTTCAACAGCCCAATTACAGAAGGAACTAAGTTGGAGGTCATTGCGTAGACATAAGAGCCACACACAACAACCATTTGTGCGCCACCAGACACAGTACGCATACCGCGCACTTCTTGTAGGTTGGGCAATAGGGCTTTTAAAGTAAGACCTGGCGTTGGATATAACGCAAATACACCTCGTTCACCAGCCTGCTTTAGAGGGTCAACTTCTGGAAAGAAATTGATGGTCTCTTGGTCATCCTGATAAATCGAGGGCGCAGAGTAGGAAGGGCCAACAAGTCCAAAGTCCATATTAGACAAAGCCGCCTGTGAGTATCCATCCAGCATCTTTGCTTCGACTGTTCATCAAAGCGTCTGGGTATCTTGCTACTTGCAACGGACTCATGTTGTTGCGCTTGATAGTTGCCTTTGCTTGAGCTGCATAGCCGCTAATCATTGCTATCTGCACTTGACTAGCCTTGCCGTACATAGGCATTAAACGCTCTGCCAAACACCAGCGTAGCGCCATTGAGTAGCCTTGTGGCAACACAATAGGGTCATACAGCGTGTTGTATCTGCTAAATATCGTGTTAGCAAACAAATGCATTTCGCCCTGTGATGGGTTTGGCCACACAAACAAGTTACCCGTGTCCGCGCCAGGATTAAAGTAAATCGCCTTTGGCCAAGGGCCATTCAGCGTCTTTAAACCAATCATTTCATAGTCTTGCAATGCAAGAACAGAAACTGGGTAGTCCAAACCACCATTGATTACCGGCTGGCCATTGGAGTTAGTGTTAATCCGCACAAAGGCAGAGTTAATCTGCAATGGTTTTTCGTAATAGGCAGTAATCGTTGTCGATGCTACTGTCTGACTAATGTTGAGTTTGTATGTACCGACTTCGTTGACATTACCGCCAGCACCAGTCAGAAAGTCAACAATCTTTGTTCCAGAGGTAATTCCTGACCCGCTCAGAGTCTGACCTTGGGCAACCGCACCAGAGCCAATAGCCGTAACAGTAAGAATGTCACCAGAGATTGAGCCTGTAAACGATGCGCCAATAAAGTTAGCAGTAGATGCGACTGGGCCAATCGTGTATTGAGTCTGACCGGCTATGACTGGAAAGATAATCTCAGTCACGTTATAGACCATCATGTCTTCATTCGACCATTGGTCTATAAGGTCGTTCATCATCTCAAACGCATCTTGTGCGGCTTCTGGCGTGGGTGTTTCGCCTGCCTCTAAAGCCCCAATATCCTTTAAGGCGCGTGAAATAATGTCTATGGGCGCTGTCATGGTTTCTCCAAGGTAAATACTTGAGGTTTCCATGGTGCTACCACGGGTTTCTGAATCGCTATCTGTTCAGCAAGCCGCTTTTTTATTAGGCACTCACCACCAACCGATGTTGCTTCTTCTACCCATTGAGCCACCATTTCCTCTGTAACCTCAGAAAATGGAATCTTGCCTTCTGGTTCGTCAAAAGTAACATATCCTTCGGTTTCGACAGAATTTACCCCATCAAAACCGACACAATGATATTTTACAGAAGTTATTACTTCTTTGTCGGCAAAAACATCTAGAATTTTCCAAGCGTAATTCATTGCAACTGCTCTTCAGTTGGTCTAGCAAGTGTTGAATGTTCCCACTTGGCTATGTAATCGCCTTTGCCGTCAGAGTCGTTTTGTAATGTGATTACAGTCATGAAGTCATGGTCTGTAAGTTCTGGATATATGTTTTTAATTTTGTCGTATAAAGTCATCATGCTGTCCTTGCTAAAAAGCCTTCAAACCTATATTGAAAAGAACCTGTACCTGTGCCTTGCGTAGTTCCACTATTTTGTTGTGCGTATGCTTCTACATAATCAGTAGAGCCATTTAAATATGTAATACAAGTAACTTGAACAACAGTACCTCCCGATGGATTATTTGCGTATTGCGTACCACTTTTGTATTGAGAACCATTTTTATAAATTGCACCAGCATAATTAGTACCTGATGTTCCACCTATACCAAGACACGCTTCAAGAAAATAATACCCAGCAACAGTAGGCTGAAAACGATAATTTGTAACATTATCAAAAGCAGATGCAGTATCAAATTCTTTATTATTAGTTGCCAACTTTGTCCATGTTGAAGAAGCCATAGAAAGACTAGCAGAACCATAAGCACTAAACGCTGGCATATTGCCACTAACCATCACAGTACCAGTAGCGGCAGGTAATGTAGCAGTATTAGAACCAGCCGTTGCAGTAGCAACTAAATTTATTGTCCCAGATGTTGAGCCATTAAAATTTGCGCCCCCACTACCAATAGTTGGGGTTGTCAAAGTTTTATTTGTAAGAGTATCTGTGGTTGCCCGACCTACCAAAGTATCAGTAGATGTTGGCAATGTCAAAGTACCAGTATTGCTAATTGTGCTAATTACAGGGCTAGTCAGCGTAAGCCCCGCCACAGTCGTAGCTGCCGAACCTAAAGAAATGGCAGTAGAGCCAACAGTAACACTAGAGTTTGTCAGTTTAGCGTTAGCAATAGAGCCTGCCAACATGGTATTGGTAACAGTTCCAGTATCACCAGTAGTGACTAAATTGCCATTTACGCTAGGTACATTGATGTTGTAAGTTGACGCTGTATTAGGGCCGACCAAGTTAACTTGACCGCCTAATGTTGCTTGAAATACTAAATTTCCCATATTTATCCTTAAACGTCTGTTGCGCCAGCGTAATCGGTGTAGGTCTTCAAAACCGCATAAATAGCAGGAATCAAGTCACCCTTTAGGTCTTCCACAGCAATATAGTGTGCGTTTTCCTTGATAGTCTGCATATTGCCAGTTCTAGCATCTGCACTTGCGTGGATAGCCACTTGAACTTGGATTTGGTCTTTTGTACCAAAGAAGTTAGTGATACGGGCATAAGCCTCGCTTGTAGTTTGACCCGTTGTCGGGTTTACTGCTGAAATCTTTAAAGCCATAAGTTACTCCTTAATAGGTCATTTCTGTTGTGCGGATTTGCGCTACCCAACGGATTGTCGTTGATGCTTGTCCTGTTACTGTGATTTTTAGTCCACCATTAGTAGTGTCTGCTAATGCCGTTACAGCCCATGTAGCCGCACCAACATCTGCATATAAAGATGATACTGTGGGCGTACCAACAAGAGCCGTAGTACCTACACCAGCACCCCGTTTAATTACGCCCTCGATATACCAACCTTTTGTATCTCCAGCCCCTGTAACTCCCGCTACTACCTCTCCACGGAAGTAATAAGCAGAGTTGTTGGGTAGGATTACTTGGTTTGTACCGCTTGCGGCAGATGTGTTGCTTGTTAAAACAGTAGCAGTTGCGTCTGTGGTTTGTCTAGCAAGAATTAATATTCCTGTTTGCGACATACCACCACTAGCGTTTAAAGGATTTCCACCACCTATAACAGCAAGAGAATCTATGCTTCTTGTAATTGCATACGAGCCGCCAATAACTGTTGATTGCGTTCCACTAGATGTATTTAAAAACCCACCTAATACGGCAGAGTATTGTCCGCTTGAAGTTCCACTATATCCACTACCAACAAATGAATTTGCGCCTGATGCGTTATTGGAAATACCACCGACAACACCTGCGCCAGCACCGCTTGCTGTATTTGGATAATCTGTGTTGTTATATAAACCACCGCCACCAACAAAAGATGCAATTCCAGATGCGGTATTGTGTCTACCGCCCACTACAACAGACCAATCCCCACTAGCCACATTCCTGTTAGCCGCAGTACCAGCATCTCCACCACCACCGATAAAAGAATAAGAACCCGTGGCTTGGTTGTTTCCTCCTCCTACTACTACTCCGTGAGGTGTATAGAAAGATAGGGTGCTTGTAGATGAGCCACTAGCGTTTTGGGACAGGGTTAAAGAAGTACCAGATATAGCCGCTACATAAGTATTTGGAAAACTATTAATACTTGTGCCAGTAATTAGCTGACCTACTTTTATATTAGCGTTACTGCCTGACAATGTAACAGCCGTAGTGCCGTTCATTGTTCCTGATTGTGTAGTTACAGCAGAACCGCTTGTTCCTGAGTTCGTGTACCCATTACCAATAAAATTAAAATATCCTGCGGCAGTATTTGAATAACCAGCAACAATAGAAGCACCATAACCACTAGCAGTATTTCCAGTTCCACTACCAACAAAAGTATAGGTAGAAGATGAAACTGAATTTGCACCAGCCGCAAAAGAAGCATATCCACTTGCGGTATTATTTTGACCACCTGAAACAGTAGAATAAGTACCTGAGGCCACTTGGCTTGCACCTCCTCTACTTGTCTGCCAATCAACAGCATTAGCACCCCTAGCATTACCACCCGTAGCAGTAGAGTCTGTCTTTTGTGCTTGTAGCGCACCAGTTCCTAATGGCTGTAAAACAAGAGGTGTGTTAGTGCCACCAGTTGCATAAACGCCTGGGTAACTTGCATCCCCAATGGCACGAATGTATGTTGTTGAGCCTGTTGCTAAACTTGCCGTACCAGTTGATTCAAGCGTTGTGAATCTTCCAGTAGAAGCAGTTGTAGCACCAACAGCACCATTGTCTATCGTCACACCACTTAATCCACTTACAGTAGAACCAAGGGCTTGTGATGTAGAGCCAAAGGTAATGCTTGAGTTGGTTAACTTTGCATTGGCAATAGAACCAGCCAACATCGTGTTGGTGACAGTTCCCGTATCGGTTGTGTAAACACCATTGGTAACAGTTCCTGCATTGCCACCAATAGACAAGTTAGTTACTGGTGTAGTTGATGCAACAGTAAAAGGCGCAGTTCCTGTGGCTACTGTGGAAGTTACAGTCGTAAATGTTCCTGTCGATGGGGTTGTGCCACCAATAGCAGGTGGGCTAGATAAGTCTAATGTTCCACCAAGGGTTAAGTTACCACTACTTGTAACTGTGCCAGTTAATGTAATTCCGTTAACAGTTCCAGTTCCACCAACAGAAGTAACAGTTCCTGTGGTCGGTGTTGACCATTGTGGCGCAGTAGCACCGCTATTAACTGTTAAAACTTGACCAGCAGTACCTATTGCTAATGCAGTTCCAGCACCACTAGTTCCACCATAAATAACATCGCCTGCCGCAGACATGGGAGACAACGCATTAAATGCTGCTGCTTTAGTAGATGCGCCCGTACCACCTCTGTTTATTGCAACCGCAGTTCCGTTCCATGTAGCACTTGTTACAGAGCCAGCGTAATCTAGCGTGTTGGTTGACCAAGAAACATTAGATGGCGTGGAATCGTGTCTGTCCCACGAACCAGCCGCAATAGAATTTGATAACAAAACAACAGTTACATAACCGCCAGATTGAATGGTTGCTACAGTTGTAGAAGAGTTATTTTGTACAGTAATAGCACCAGATGATTGGTTGTTATTAAAGGTAAACAAAGCCCCATTCGGTAGCGTTGTCGCGTCTGGCAACTTAATAACTTGACCACCAGAACCAGTAATTTGGTAATTCTGTGCAGATGATGCAGTTAGCGTGATAGTTGTACCGCTTGCTGCTTGTGAAACAAAGCCCTCAAACAAGCAGTTAGTAGTGATATTTCCATTAGCATCACGCAAAACAACAGAGTTTGCACCGCTAGAAGATGTAACTCCTGTTCCGCCATACGCGACACCCAAAGCGTTTGTCAAAACCAGTCCAGTAGTGCTTAAAACGCCCGTAGAAGGCACAAAACTTAACTTGGTAGACGATGTTTTAGCAGGCAAATTGCCCGTTGTATTTGTTACAAAAGTAGGATAAACGCTAGTTGCTGTGCTTGTATCGTCTGTGATGGCAATATTTGTTGCATTAGTCGCTGTGGTCGCTGTCGTAGCCGTACTAGCATTGCCCGTCAAAGCCCCTACAAAGGTCGTAGAGGTCACAGAAGTTAGTCCAGCAAGGGTAGTTGCCGTAGAACCTAAAGAAATGCTTGTAGAGCCGATAGTTACGCTTGAATTTGTCAGCGCACTATTAGGAATATTGGTTAAGTTAGCACCAGAGCCACTAAAACCCGTTGCGGTCAATAAACCAGTAGACGGATTAAATTGAAATCTAGTTGAACTTGTATATTCTGTGGAAATACTGCCCGTTGTAGCTGCGGAAAACAATGGATAGCGAGTCGCATTGGTACTCGTATCGTCAGTTATCGCTATGCTAGAAGTCGGATTAGACCAAGTTGGCGCACTTGAGCCATTTGAGGTCAAAACCTGACCAGTTGAGCCATTAGTTACAAAGGAGGTAACGCCAGGCGCGGTTTGGTAGGGAATATTACCCGCTACTCCGTTGGCAATGCTCGATGTGGCTGTTGCCGTACCGCTTAACGCACCATTGAATGTGGTCGCTGATAGCGTTCCAGTCGATGGATTGAAGGTTAATTTGGTAGAAGTTACATCTAATGAAGTAACTTGGCCCGTACTGACTGGGCTTAAAGTTGGGTAAAGCGTGGCATTTAAGGCGGTTACATCCGCAATACCAATGCTCTCAGTAGCCGAGACGATAAATGGCTGACCCTGACCAATAAAGGTATTGAAAGAGTTATCAATGTTGAACAATGCCTGTACGGGCAATATGTTCTGTACTTTAGAGTCAGATGGGCCAGCCATAGCGCCCCTTTAAGATTGGTCAGCGGTAGGAGTTACATATAACAAGCCAGCAGTTCCAGAACTAGATTTTGCTGTCAAATAATATGGTGTAGTGGGTGTAGCAAGAATCAAAGGCGTGGTCATCACGGGTGGCAAAACGAAATCTCCGTTAGTGCCATCTGTGGGAAACACGGGTGCGCCTGGGTCTGCCGTACCCCATCTAACCGCAATAGGACTTGCGCCCAAATTTAGGAAAGATGTGTAGTTAATCTGGTCATTAGTAGAATCATCAATCAAAACTGCCGCGTGAGCAGTAGAGGTGACCGATAACGCTACTGTTTGACCAGCACTTCGTTGTACTGTTGAGCCAGCCATGATTAAGCCGCATTAGTAGCAACAGGAAGCCCGTCTGGGCGTACCACTTTAAGGTAGTAAGTTCCAGCAGCTGGAGTAATTGCAGTAGCACCACCAGAAGTGTTTTGGAACTGGAGGGTTACAGAATTATCAGCAGTAATATCCACATTTGATATAACGATATCTTTTGTTTGATTTCCGTTGTATTGCAAGAAATAAACGATATCAGATGATTTGATGCCAGGGACTGCAAAAGTTTGCAAAGACTGGGTGGATGCTGTGGTTAGTACCGCTGGTGTTAGCGATGGCGCAATAACAAACGATTCAACGATGTTACCGCGTGTGACAGTCGTAGATGACATGATTATTCCTTTAAAGAATGGGTTTATTGTATCGTAAAAGCGAAAAAAGCCACCCCTTTTGAGGATGGCTCTTTCCTTACTTACTCACAGATTAGGGTAAAAATGTGAGGTCATAGCCGTAAACAAACACATCGCAAGTTGCGGCAATCGTAGTACCCACGTTAACAAAAATGTTAGTTGGGTTAGTGATTGCTGTGTTTGGATTTGTTGCGGCAGAGATGGTTACATAAGGGCCACCTGTGTTGCTAGTCAAAGCAGCGGTAGTCAAAATGGTTGAACCTGATTGTGAACGACCTGTGTACACACCAACAGTAGCCGTAGCAATAGTGGTGGTAGCACCGCTAGAGTTCAAGCCGTTAGTGATAACAACGCTGGTAGGCACAAATTTGGTTACATCTAAAACGATTGACGCTGTATCACCAGCGGCAGATAAGTTTACAGATTGTGCAGATGCAATCAAACGCAAGGCTTGGTTTGAGCCAAGAACTTGTGGACTATTGCTAATGGTGGATGCTGGGCCTGGATTTGCCATGATATTTATTCCTTAAAAAAAGTTTGATAACGGGGGATGATTAGTCCCCCATAGACCATTAGGCAGCTACGCGGCAGGCCAACTCTGGATAGAGGGGAGCCCAACCATATAACACATCTAAACGTGTCGGGATGCTGTCATTATTGCACTCTGTTACTTTCAGCATTTCTGCTTACTGACCACTTTCGTGGCGGGGTTAGTTCTTCGACTTACCCTCTGAGACTTCTTTTTTAAGTTGCGTCTCAGTTCAGACTATCGCATCTACCCAAGGGGTAGTCTTCTCACTTAGTCGTTCACGCTGCTTTCGCTTGCGCCCTGTTGTCCACTTCTGGAGTTCCAAGTCAATCAGAGAAGATTTTTCCGTAATACCTTCCAGTATTAGGCCACCAATGCAAACAACGAATCGTTTGCAACGTTAATGGTATATTGACGAACAACACGCATAGACAAGCCAATTTCCTTGTCGCTTGCGCGACCAGCAAAGTGGACACCCTCGGGCAACTCAAGGTCGGCTACTGCAAGAGTAAACGCATTGCGGTGCATGATGATGTTCTGTGGGGACACAGTACCTGTGCTGTTGAACTGAGTCACAGCGGCAGAACCAGAAGTGCTAGGGATAGACACGTTCTGGAACTGACCAGCAGTAATCACAGCAGGAGACACAACCACAGAGCCAGACGAACCAGATGCGATAGCAACAGTTGTTTTCACAACGAAGTTACGCAACTTGTTAGTGCCGTAGGCTTGGCGGTTTTGTGGGTTGACAGCAAACACACCAGCGATAGTGAATGTATCACCAGCGTTGAGGTTCAAAGTACCTGTGTTAGCTGCAGTCACAGTAATAGTGCTAGAAGATGCCCAACCAGAGGTCAAGAAGCCAGTAGCAGTAGTAGTAGCAACAGAAGCAGTCACAGTAGTGGTGCTGTTAGAGCCGAAAGTCTGTGCGACCACGTTTTGGTCAAGTTTCCAATTCATCAAATTCTGTTACTTTCACCTTTCGGTTACTGACCATTTCTGGCGGGGAGGACTCTTCGGACTTCCCTCAGCGACTTCTTTTGTTATATCGCTGTTCAGACTATCGCATCCCGTTAGGGTTCTCTCACTTAGTCGTTCACGGTGCTTTCGCTTCCGCCCTGTCACCCACTACTGGGTTTCCAAGTCAATCAGAGAGAATTTTGCCAGTTTAGGCTGCCAAAGCGAACAAATCGCTGTTTGCAGACACTAAACAGGGAGGCACAAATTTACCACCCGAATCGCGACCCATCAAGCCCTTGCGATACTGCTCGCCAATGGCTTCCTGAGGTACGAACAAACCTTTCAAACTGTCAACAATAGTTGCAGATGTGAAGGGTTCAACGATACATGAACGACGGCCGTCACGTGGTGCGCCTTCGCTGTCCAAGTATGCGCCAGCAGTCAGATAGGTAATCAAACCTGTGGGTGGTGTACCAGCAGTACCAACGATGTTGGCGGTCTGCAAGGTAGCCATAGCCAAACCATCGCGGTCAATCTTGTTAGCGATTGCTGCAACAGCGGGCTTCAACACGCGGTCAGAGAACATATCCAAAGACAAAGCGAGGTCTTGGGTTGTGAACTGTGTGTCAACGTGGAACTGTGTACCCAAAGTAACTGGGACAGAAGTCTCGTTAAAGTCTTCTACGTTCAGCGCAGGGCCAGTAGTACCGATGAAACGACCAGGCTTACGGACATTGACTGTGTTACCAATCTTTGCACCGACAACAGCGAACTGGTCATCATAATTGCGGTCGACTTCAGAAGTGAAGGTCAACTCGTTTTCCAAAACCATCAACGCTTCGTTAGTGATTTTGGAGATGGTAAGTAATTGATTACTCATTTCATTTCCTTTGAAAATTTAAAAAAAGATTAGGTTTAGCGAATCTTTCCTGCTTTGCGGGCTTCTTTCCATGCTTGAAATGTTCCATGCCATTCACCTGTGGTGGACATGGGCGTATCAGCAGGACTAGACCCTCTCAGCGGTTGGATTGGCGCTGGTGCTTTACTACGAACAACAGGTTTAGTCTCAGGTGCAGTTTCCTTTGCCTCAAACCTTGCCTCTAACTTTCCTATCTCTCTTAACGCTTGTTTAGCACTCAAGCCTGCGATTTTCTTTGCAACATCTTCATTCTCAGCCAGATGGTAGAGGATTTGTGGCCCTACATCGCTCTCAAGAATTGCATCACGAATATCGTCATTTACGACTACATCGCTAGACGCAACAATGTCATCAAAGTCTGGCAATGACGCTTTAGCTGCTTGCACTTTGTTTGCCCATTGGTCAATGACCTTTTGGCGCTCTTGTGCTTCTTTAGCCTCTGCATCTTGCTTTCGCATCTCACCGATTCGCTTGTCAGCCGTATATTCCGCTAGGGCTTTGGCATACTCAAACGCATCGTTGAACTGACTTGGTTGTGGCTCTTCATCGACTTTAGGCGCTTGTGGCGCTGGTTGTCTCTCAAGTGCCGCTAAACGGCTCTCTAAGGCTTGCCTTGCTTCACGCTCTGCTTGTGCTTCTTTACGCGCTTCTTCACGTTGCTTGGTTATCTCAGAAAAACGTCTTTCGAGTTTAGGATTCGCTTTAGGCTTTTCCTCTTGCTCTTTTTCCTCGATTACTGGTTCACTCCGTTCCACTTCCTTTGTTGGCTCTGTTTGCACAGCCTCAACTTCGGGCTTGTCGGCTAAACCTAATCTCGTTGCATAAAACTCTGCCGAGTTGTCGCTAGTCAGAACTTGACTTGCTTCTTTATCAGACATTACGTGTCCCTACGAATTTACCCCGTGAACCTCACGGGTAAGGTGTGGTTAATTTACCACTTTATTGTTGTTGGGTCAATGGATTACCGCCTTGACTAATGTCTTGCTCGGCAAATCTCATTGCACCTTGTTGTTCAGCATTGCGTCTATCAATCTCAGCATTTAGTCTTGCAGTACCCATGTGGTGTAGCAACAAGTCTGTAATTGCTTCAATCTCAACTTTGTTTTGGCTTGTGATAGCGCGGGTATTTTGGTCATTGACCTTGACCTCTGCCATCGTCTCTGTGTTGTGTGCCTTGGCTGTTTGGCGTAACAATTCGCGCTTAGTCTCGCTATCTTGCTTGACTTGTTCAATATCACCGCGCTGTTTGATAAGCGTCTGCATGGCTTGCATTTGCTGTTGCATATCTTGCACTTGCTTCTTAGCCGCCATGATTTGCATCTGCACTTGAGGCGGTATATCGGATTTCTCGTCAATCTGGCTCATTGGGTTCATAGCTGCCAAGCGGTCAGCGATTACATCCGCGCCAGGGAAATCCATGTTACGGAATACCAAGTCACCAGCAACATTAAATAGTTCTGGCTTAGACAGTAGCGGCATCATGGCATCCACGGCTTCTTGACGCTTGCTGTTGTAGCCTGGGCCTGTCTCCATCACCACATCGTATTGACCGATGGATGTGTTGTTCAAGATATTACCGATGGCATCTTGCTGGTTTAACGGCAACATATCTGGCTTGCCGTCTTCACCAATGATTCGCAGAACACGCGATGTATCGTAAATCTTAGGAATTAGGTCAAGAATAATCTTGCCCACATGGGAGATTGAACGGGTCAGATTGTCGTAATAGTCGTAGTTAGTCAGGTCAACTTGTTGTTGCTGACCATTTAGCGCCTTACCTGATATGTTGCCTTGACCTAGTTGTGCAGGGTCAAAGATACCCATGATGGCTTTAATATCGTCAGAAACAATGGCAGCTGCCGCCATAGTTCCAGCAGGCGGTGGCTCTGGTTGCAAGCGCTGTGGGACTGGTGCTGCTCTACCCTCAATGTCTGTCTGCTTATAGCGCAACAGCGGGAACGACTTGATGTTGGCCTGCGCCCAGTCGTTCTCATGACCCTCGTCTTGACCTTCTGCCATAACCCACTTGGCTTTGGGTGCTAGGGCGATAGATTCTGTAATCGAGGTTTGCCAGAAGTTATACATACGCTGGCTGTCTTTGGCGTAGCGCACCATACCAAACTTCTTACGCTTATCACCGATAACCACATGACGGCCATAAACAGGCACGATAGGGATGTAACGGCTTGGCCAATCACGCTCTTCTATCACCTCAATGGCGGTCAGTTTCTTGTATTTAATGGTTCTCTTAAACGATTCGCGTGTATCAATGACGGAAATTCCAGCCATAGCCAAGCGGTTAAAGAAGTCTTTGTCATCAGCAAAAGTGCTAGAACCATCGCTCAATAGGTATAACTTAGCCTTTTCGCGTACTGTGTAGTAATACTCGGCTAGGCGAATATCCTCTTTGGTTATCCATTCCGACTGGCTGTCACCAGTACCGCGCTGGGTAAACGATGTGCCGTCATCATTCTCAGGATATAACGACCTAAACACCTCTTTAGGCATCATTGTCGTAATCAGGCACTTCTCAGCGTCAGAGCCATCAGGCAATATGCTGTTAGGGTCAAAGTAAACAGTAAATGGGTTATCTACTGGGTCGATGTAGATTTCTTGGTCAAACGAATCCTCAGACACATAGTCTGTGCGGACACGCATAAAGCCCCAACCCATGCGTACAGCATAGTCAAAGGCGTTGTCATAAGCATGGTCAGCGTTGGAATTGACCTCAATATGGCGAATAATGCCTTGGATGTCGTTGGCTTCCACCATCTGCTCATGCGTATTAGTAGCGTGAACTTTGATGCGGGGGCGTTGCTGGCGCTGTTGGTTAGCGACTTGCCGGCAATAGCCATCTAGTTTATTGATGGTCAAACATGGGCGTGATTCGAGATTACGGCTGTTTTGTAGTTCTACTGGCCATTGGTCACCAGATACAAACTTTAGGTCTTCTAACGCTTCTTGGCGGTTCATTGTGTCTGCGTCATTGCAGAACTTGAGAAACTCAACCGCTTCCGTAATTACTGGGTCAAAGTCATTTGCCATATTTATCCCATCCAACTGTTGTTCTGACCATAGTTTTGATTCTGAACCCTACGCCTTGGCTTTGGCTCGTTAATCATTAGCCCGATATATCTAAACGCATCTGCGCCATGTGAATACTGGTCGTGCAAAGGATTACGGCTAAATTGACCCGTCTCAGGGTCTACCTCATAGCGGTAATGTCTAAGGCATTGTAAACCATCGTAGCAATTTTCTCTATCAAACCAACAATTACGGAATATCGTTCTTGCTGCGTTGATGCTATCGACTATCGGTGTGCGCTCAATAATGCGGGTTTTGTGGCCAGCTGCGCGGACAATCTCCTCTATCGACTTGCCATTGCTTGCCAAAGTTTTGTTCTGTGCATCGTGCGGTAGCCACAACGTGTCGTACATATAGCCATAGGTTTGCATGAGCGCTAAATAATGGCTAATGGTCTTTTGGCTATCTTCGTGGTAGCGGATTAGCCTGGTCTCCATACCCACAAACTGCAAGAACCAGATTGCTGTGCTATCAGCCCACCCAAGGTCAAAGATAGCATGAACTGGCTTTGTAGGGTCGTAATTAACCTTTGTGATGCGCCCATCTAACTCTGCCACTTGCATCTCTTGGGCAAAGATAGCGCCATCTACTGTGAGTCGGCACAAGCCTTCCCAAACTGTCTGGTAAGCGCTTGGGTCTCGGCTCTTTAGCGCATCACGCTCGTATGCCAATACTTCTGGAAACCACGGGTTATCGCTGTGGTTTATCTTTTGTACTACTGCACCTTCTGGCGGTCTAACAACAAATCTTTGGTAAGTTTCGTCTGACTCCAACTCAGGGTTAAACGTCACCCATATCTCTGAGCCTTCTTTGCGGATGGTAGGAATCAGGGTATTCCAACTATGCCGGCTGACTGTCTGCGCTTCTTCCACCCAGCAGTAATCGACACCCTCGTAGGATTTGACGTTGGCCACGTTGTTCTTTAGTCCCACAAAGGCGAACTCTGTGCCGTTCTTACCGCGTATAGCAGTCTGCGTTATCTCGTAAAACCCATGTAGCTGCATCAGTTCTATTTGGTCGCACAGCAGTTTGTGTACAGAATCCTTGATTGAGGTCTGGAACTCACGAGCGCATAACACACGGATTTGGCTTTTAGCGCCTAGTATCAGTAACGCTTTAGCCGCTGAATGGCTCTTACCAGCACCGCGACCCCCGTAATAGACTTTGTAACGCGCCTTATCAAACAGGCTTGCCATCTTTACGGGAAACTGTGCATTACTCTCCATTAGGCTTTACAAAGGTCACATTGATGCCAGTTATCAAAGGCGCACCATCAGCACCCGTAATCTCGGTCTTTGTGCTTTCTCTGTACTTCTTGGGGAATCGTGCCGCCATACTGCGTGACCAGATTGACGCGTTTAACTTTGCACTTTCTTTCTCTTCAACCATCATTGCTTGGGCTATGTTTTCCCACCAATCTAGTTCTAATTCTTTTGCATATTCCAAGGCGTGCAGAAATTCGGGGTGCTTATCTCTCCAATCGAATAAGACCCTAGTGGAAAACCCTAAGTTGGCGGCTATTTGCTCAATAGACTTACCTATGCGACCAAGTTCTATCACCCTATCACAGAAAGTAGGGTCATAGGATGTTGGTCGACCAACTGGGCGTTTTTCTTCTGTCACTTCTTAGCCTTGGCTTTCTGTGCCGCGTTCTTCTCAGCATACGCAATGGCAACGGCTTGACGGACTGGTTTACCAGCCTTTATTTCCGTCTTGATGTTTTCTTTAAACGCTTTCGGGCTTGTCGATTTCTTCAACGGCATCGTCTTTCTCCAGTTCAGCCAAAGTCCATTGGCATTGTTGTAACGCACCATTGATTTGATGCAGCTGTTGTTCCAATTCCTTACCTTTTGCGATTAAGTCTTGGATTCGTAAGGTGATTAGTTCTTTGTTCATTAGCAGTTCCAGTTCTTTAATGATGCTTTAGCCCGTTCAGCAGGCCCTTTGGCGTTCTTTACTACGCCTTCCATACGCGCACAAAATGATGCTTTCCTGCCCTCATCCTTCTTTGTCTTGGGATTTGGGGCTGGTGGCTTCAAATTGGCATTGTTCTTGGCGTTGTACTCAGCACGACCTTTAGCCGTCATTCCAGCGCCTTTGTCCGTAGGGTTATAGGTCTTGCCCTTACCCGTGGTCTTATGCTCTATGGGCTTGTCGTGCTTTTTCATTTCTTTGCGGTCTTAGCCGATTCTTTAAATGCTTTAGCAGTAGGTGCGCCCTTTGAGCCTGGCGTTCTCATCTTCTCTACTGGCTTGCCTTCTGCCTTTTCGCGCTTAATGCGTTCTTGTTTGGCATGAATGTTTGCGTAAAGTCCTGCTTTCATACTTCCTCCAAGATTGCGGCAATATCTTGCCATGACATTTTTAAATGACGCTCACCACTTAAGTTTAATTCCTCAAACTTCAAGTATTCGTCTTTGTATTCTTTAGCCAAAGTACCAAACAGCACCCGGTCACCAATGTTAACGCCTTGGAATAACGCATCTTCACCAGCTGCAACCACAGTACCGATTGATTCAGCCTCTGCTATCAGCGATGTGTCTAAGATTAGGGATTTAACGCGAGGTTCTGGCTTGACAATGATTTTGTCTCTTAATGGGCGTACATTCATTCTGCCACCTCTTTTGCTT